ACTGCTGCTGGTATTCCGTTAATCGTTCGTATAAACAACCACTTCAATGCGCCAACAGGCTCCATTGCAGCGGCTACTGTTTCTACGACTGGCGTATAAGGAGGCTGATCAATGGCTATTTCTCGCGCACAACTAGCGAAAGAACTGGAACCCGGCCTTAATGCCTTATTCGGCATGGAATACGGACGGTATGAAGGTCAACACGCTGAAATCTTTGACACCGAGTCATCTGACCGGGCGTTTGAAGAAGAGGTAATGTTATCTGGCTTTGGCGCTGCTCCTGTAAAACAGGAAGGCTCCTCAGTTTCATTTGACGACGCAAACGAAGCTTTCACTGCTCGTTACAATCACGAGACAGTGGCTATGGCATTCTCAATCACTGAGGAAGCCGTAGAAGACAATCTTTATGATCGTCTGGCATCACGCTATACACGGGCACTTGCACGTTCTATGGCACACACCAAGCAGGTTAAAGCTGCTGCTATCCTGAACAATGCGTTTACTGCTGGTGCTTCCGCTGGTGGTGACGGTGTTGCTCTTTGTGATGCATCACACCCGCTTACAAACGGTGGCACTTTCAACAACGAGCCAGCAGTGGCCGCTGATCTGAACGAAACTTCTCTCGAAGATTCACTTATCAGCATTGCTGGATTTGTTGATGAGCGTGGTTTGGTCATTGCCCTTAAAGGCATGAAGCTAATCATTCCTCGTCAGCTTCAGTTTGTTGCAGAGCGTCTGCTTGTATCTAACCTACGGGTTGGAACTGCTGACAATGATGTCAACGCACTCAAGTCAATGGGTATGCTTCCAGAAGGTTATGTAGTCAATGATTACCTAACTGACACAGATGCGTTCTTCCTGAAGACTGACGCTCCGAATGGCTTCAAGCACTTCGAGCGTATGGCATTGTCCACAAGCATGGATCCAGATTTCGACACTGGCAACATGCGGTACAAGGCTCGTGAGCGTTACAGCTTTGGATTCTCAGACCCACGTTGTGTATTCGGTTCACCGGGTGCATAAATAAGTTTGTTGAAACAAATACAAAGGGCGGCTGTTCAGTCGCCCTTTTTTGTTGTATAGTCTTACTAATCCCTGACAGTCGCATTGGGTGACTGACACTAGCCAAGACAGGAGACTCAAATGGCTACTACTACTTTTACCGGAGCAGTCCGCTCCAAAGGTGGATTTACCTCTGTAAGTCAGAGCAGCACAACTGGTGCGTTCACAACTCTTTCAAGCATCAGTTCAACTGGTGTGTCTTCATTTGATGCAAACACAATGGCTGTAGAAGCTGGCACTGGTATTACAACTGGTAGCGGCACTGTCTATCGTAGCTCAGTGCAGCGTGTAGGCGGCATCATTACAACTCGTATTCTTATTGACCTAACTGGTCTGCGTTCAACAGGATCTGGTGACATCATTGGTGTCAACGGTACAGCACTTGTTTGTCACATTGGTCAGATTACTGCTGCTAAAAACGGCACAATCTTGACAGGCAGCATGGAATGCTTTGAGGCACCTGCTGGCGGTGATCCAGACATTAACATCCACTCTGCAACAGAAGGCACAGGTGTTGAGGATGGGGCAATCGGTGATTTGACTGAAACGCTTCTTGTCAATGCTGGTGACGCTACACTAGGAAGTAAAGTTTACTTTACTGCCGTCCCCGCTGCCGATCAGTTTTTGTATCTAACAACAGGCGCAGCTACAGACGCTGATTACACCGCTGGTAAACTCTTTATTGAATTGATGGGCTACGAAGCCTAGTACCGAGAGGGGGTAACTCCCCCTCTTCTTTTTATAAGGAGATTAAAATGGCAGACGCTGTAACATCACAAACACTTGTTGATACCCCGAAAACAGCAGTCTTGAAGTTTACCAACGTCTCAGATGGTAGCGGTGAGAATGCTGTTAAGAAGGTTGACGTATCTGCGTTGTCTGCAAACATAGACGGCAGCACATGTACAAGAGCCACTATTGAAAAGATTTGGTGGCAGTGTAATGGAATGAAAGTGAAGATTCTATTTGATGCCAGCACGGATGATTTTTGTATTGAGCTTGGAGAGAATCAAAGTGGGTTTCATGATTACACACCCTTTGGAGGTCTAACTAATCCTGCAAGCTCTGGTGTAACAGGAGACATTATGTTCACAACTGTGGGACATTCTTCTGCTGACACATACACCATCATTATGCAAGTGCAGAAGAGCTACTAATAATGGCTCGTAAACCAGCAAAGATGCCCCCGCGCAACAAAAAGAATTTCCGCTCCACAAAAAGTGGGGCGGGGATGACAAAGGCTGGTGTTGCTAAATATAGAAGAGATAACCCCGGCAGCAAGCTCAAGACCGCTGTCACGGGTAAGGTTAAAAAAGGTAGCAAGGATGCTAAACGGCGTAAGTCATTTTGCGCTAGATCTGCTGGGCAGATGAAAAAGTTTCCAAAAGCTGCCAAGAATCCTAATAGTCGTCTAAGACAGGCTAGGAGAAGATGGAAATGTTAAACGCTCAATTTGTAGCAGGAACCGTTTTTGTAGCCTTCATAGGTGCGTGTGTCGCGGGACTAACATGGATATCGTCAACTCTCATTGAGGTTGACAAGAACGTAGCGGTCATGGCTTTGAAGATTGATACTAATAACGAAAAGATAGATCAGCTTCATGAAATGATCAGGCCAATGTGGGAAGAGTTTACGGGAAGGACATATGATGGCAATCTCGCGAAGTTCAATACCCAAACAGATTTCAAAACCTCCATCAAAACGGAGTTCTAAAGTGCCAAAAGACGCTTGTTATCATAAGGTCAAAGCTCGTTACAGAGTTTTTCCAAGTGCCTATGCTTCAGGTGCCATAGCAAAATGCCGAAAGGTTGGTGCTGCCAACTACGGCACCGGAGGCAAAAAGAAGAAGAAAAAGGGGAAGGCTTCAGGTGGAGTCTTGAACATGAAAAATGGAGGAGCCGCAGTTACTAAGGCAAAGCGGCCATCTAGCAATCCTAATGTTGCTAGAGGGTGCGGTGTTGTCATGAGTAACAAAAGAAAAGCAACGCAGTACTCGTAGGAAAAAATGGAACCCATATCAACAGCGTTAGCTGGCATAGCCTTATTCAAGTCTGCTGTTGATGGCATAAAAGGTGCCATAAGCACGGCTCAAGATGTTGGTGACATCGCCGGATATATAGACAATCTGTTCGAGGGTGAAAGCCAAGTACAGAAAAGACGCAATAAGAAGTCCGGTGTAGGTGTAGGAGATCAGTTTGGTATAAAGTCAGTAGCGCAAGAGATTATAGATGCGAAGCTGGCTAAAGAACAAATGCAGGAAATAGCCTCTATGGTTGACATGCGGTTTGGGCATGGAACGTGGTCTGGTATTGTGGCGGAGAGAGCGAGACGCATACAGGAAGCGAAGGAAGCTGCTGCCACTGCGAGACGCGAGGCTGCTAAACGTCATAAGGAACTGCAAGAGAATATAAAAATTGCATTTATGATAGGTGGAGTGGTTATAGTTGCTGCGGGATTATTTTTTATAATGATGGTTACTATAGCTAGAGGGGCTGATTATTAGATGGCAGTCAGGAAAACGAAAAGTGGGTTGGCGCTCAAGAGGTGGTTCAAAGAGAAGTGGACGGATCAGCGCACGGGGAAACCGTGTGGGCGTCGCAAGGGAGAGAAACGGGGCACTCCATATTGCCGCCCCTCCAAGCGGGTTAGTTCTAAAACTCCCAAAACAGGGAGCGAAATGACAGCCGCTGAAAAGCGTAGTAGAATAGCCCAGAAGAAAAGAATCGGTCAGCCAGCAGGTAAGCCAAGGCGTGTAAAATCTTTGAAGAGGAAAAAGAAATGAAAGATATTCCAGCAGGAGATAAAGGTAAAGGCTTGTCAATGTTGCCCACTCCCGTTCGCAATAAGATGGGTTTTAAAAAAGCAGGAGGCACGGTGAAAGCAAAAAAAGGTAAGTTTATGTGCGCTCCTCGTAAATTAGAAGCTGGCGCTATGAGTATGCCTACCAGAAAGAAGTAAGATGCGTGAACTCATAGAGGAGTGGGTTCACAATGATCTGAGTGTAGTAGACCCGGATATAGGATACGCACCTTGTCCTTTTGCTAAGAAAGCCTTGAGGGATGACAGGCTAAGAGTTGTTGAGTGTATTAGCAGGCAGGATTTATGGGAGACTGTGGCGGTACAGTGTAAGAATTTTAGTAACAAGCACTCTGTTATAATCTGTTTGGAAGAGGAACCCAGTCAAACATATGAAGAAGTAGAAGCTGCTTGCATAGCTATGAATGAATGGTTTGCCTGTAATAAACTAGACTTGTGGCTTTTATCCTTTCAGACTGACTTTACTATGGTTTTTATACAAAGATTGTCAGAACTTGATGATGCTAGTAAGATACTTGAGAAGACCGGATACTATGAGAACTACAGTAAGGAAGACTACCTTAACTTAATTCTAACCAGAAGAAGGAGACGGGAAAATGGCAGGTGCTAAGAAAAAAGCTATGAAGCGTATGCGTGGTGGCGGAAGCAACAAAGTCATGCCTAAAAAAATGATGGGTGGCGGTGCAGCCAAGCAGGCTATGAAGCGTATGCGTGGCGGTGGCACTATGAAGAAGATGATGCGTGGCGGTAAAGTTAGGGTTAAGTAATGGCAACGTCGGGATCCAGAGATTTTGATATCGATGTAGCGGAGATCATCGAGGAAGCATACGAAAGGTGTGGACTCGAGGTTCGTACTGGGTATGACACTAAGACGGCTAGACGTTCTTTAAATCTTATGTTTGCTGATTGGGCAAACAGAGGACTGAACCTTTGGACAGTGACTCAAGCTACACAGGCATTAACCTCTGGAACCGCGACGTATACTTTTACAGCAGCTTACACGGATATTCTAGAAGTTGCTCTTCGTACAAGCGCAGGTGTTGATACTGATGTTAGTCGTATCTCTCGTAGTCAGTATCTGAGTATACCAAACAAGGGCACAACTGGCAGACCTAGTCAGTTTTACTTTAGTCGATCTACAATTCCTACAATAACTCTGTGGCCTACACCAGACGATTCTACCGACAGTCTTGTATACTATTATGTAAACAGGATTCAGGATGTGGATACATTGGTAAACACAGCCGATACTCCGTTTAGGTTTTTGCCGTGCATGGTTGCGGGGCTTGCTTACTACACTGCTATGAAGAAAGCTCCAGACAGAGTTCAACTGTTAAAAGTGGTGTATGAGGAAGAATTCCAACGTGCAGCAGACGAAGACGAGGATCGCGTGTCTTTAAAGTTACAGCCTAGCATACAGTATCTAAGGGTTAACTAATGGCTCGATATGCATCTGGCAAGAAAGCGTGGGGGTTTTCAGACAGATCTGGCTTTAGATACCGTTTGTCTGAGATGATGACCGAGTGGAATGGGATGAAAGTCGGTCCTGATGAGTATGAACCCAAGCATCCACAGTTGATTCAGACGCATACAGGCTCAGATCCACAGGCGTTGTTCGAGCCGAGGACACGAAACGATAAGATACCAGAGACAGTTGTCTTTCCTATATTTGATCTAAACACTTTTGTGTATAAAGAAAGTCCCAAGGCTGTCGGCGCGGTGGGCACCGTTACTCTCGGGGGTAGTGTGATTACACCTACCGATGTGGTTGGTGTTTCAGCATCGGGTGCCGTGGGCACCGTTGTATTTGCAGGTTCTGCGGTAACAATAACAGCAACATATACTGTGACCGTTGTTAGTACGGGCTATGGAAACAAGTATGCTATAGACGGCGTACAGCAAGACACTGTTAGTCTTTCTGAGGGCAACACATACAGGTTTGATCAGTCAGATAGCAGCAACTCAGGGCATCCTTTAAGGTTTTCAACAACCTCCAATGGTACGCACAGCAGTGGTTCCGAGTACACAACAGGTGTCCTCACTAGCGGAACTCCCGGATCTGCGGGGGCTTATACACAGATAACAGTAGCCAGTGGCGCTCCTACATTGTACTACTATTGTACAAATCATAGTGCTATGGGCGGAACGGCTAACACACCATGAGCTATACATACACACAGTTAAAGTCTGCAATACAGAACTACGTTGACAACAACGAGACAACTTTTGTTTCAAACCTTGATAGGTTTATCAAAAGTGCTGAAGAACGTATATTTACCAGCGTAGATCTAGAACTTTTCAGAAAGAATGTATCTGGAGCAATGACAGCTAGTAACCAGTTTCTGGCTGTTCCGGCGGATTATCTTGCCACATTCTCTTTGTCTATCGAAGTTTCTAGCTCCAAACAGTTCTTGCAGCAAAAGGATGTTAACTACATTCAAGAGTACACACCAAACTCTGCCACAACAGGTGTTCCGCTATATTACGCCAAGTATGATTATCAAAATTTCATACTGGCTCCCACACCAAACTCAAATTATGTGTCGGAACTTCATTACTATTACCGTCCAGTTAGCTTGGCGGATAGTAAGTTTACTTTGACAGTCAGTAACGTAACCGGAACTTTTGCTGCTAATGAAACCATAACAGGTGGAACCAGCGCAGAGAGCACGACTATCAATTCAATCACTTCAGTCACAGAATTTGTTATCATAATTCCTACTGGGACATTTACTGTGGGTGAGACAGTAACCGGAGGGACAAGTGGTGCCACAGGTGTGGTTGTGTCTACTTCTGCTGACACTACTACAACGTGGATTAGTGAGAACGCTCCAAACGCTATACTATTTGGCAGTCTTATAGAGGCATACATCTATATGAAAGGGGAGCCGGATGTCATGAAGTTGTATAGCGAGAGATTTTTGGAGGCGTTGTCTAGGTTGAAAGATTACGCAGAGGCTCGTGAGAATACAGATGCGTACAGAAGGGGGTTACCAGACAGGGCTAGAACATGAAAATAGCAATAGTGGGTTTAGGGGGAAGCTATGCAGACTATATTTCAGCGAGAGTTGCTTCTCAGGAGTTTGATGAAGTTTGGGGAATAAATTGTATAGGGGCAATCATACACGTTGACAGGACGTTTATGATGGATCCGATTACAAGATTTTTAAATACAGAAAATGCAGGCACACAGACTGGTGTTGCAAGAGAGTTCCTTGCCAAGAATACAAGACCAATCTATTCCTGTATCAAACACGCAGATTTTCCGGCAGTTGAGCTATATCCTTTGGAAGAAGTCGCGAAGGATACGGGTTTATGTTACTTCAACAACACCGTTGCATACGCTATTGCTTATGCAATATGGAAGAAAGTAACGAAGATATGTCTATTTGGCATAGATTTCACATACAAAAACGTCAATATGGCTGAGTCTGGAAGAGCTTGTGTAGAGTTCTGGTGCGCTACAGCTATTTCTAAAGGTATAAAAATAGAGATAGCGCATCGATCTGGGCTAATGGATACTAATGTTCCAGACAATGAAAAGCTGTATGGGTATCATAGACTAGAGGATCCATTGGTACAGACGGTTGAAAACGGCAGTCTTCTAATAACGAAGCAGTCAAAGATGCAGCCACCTGAACCAAAGGAAAGCGACCCCGTTATATTTGGAAGGCATGATCATGTTTGATTTAAACGTAGGAACTGTAGGAGCAGTTAACATTGTAACGTCTGAGAATGGCGGACTGTCTAACGATCAGATAGCAGATATGCTGGCTAGTAAACTGATTTACATATCAGATGAGGCACCAGAGCCTATACGTTTACAGGCAGAGGCTTTTAGAGATAGGGTTAGGAATATGGCACAGTACTATATAGAGTTGGCTAGAAAGGAAGAACGTGCTAGTATTTGCGCCAAGGTTCGTGATGCTGGTCAATTGGAACTGGCAAAAGCTATCGGGAGACTGTAATGGCAATCGCACAAGCAATGTGTACAGCATTTAAGCAAGAGCTTATGTTAGGTACACACAATTTCGCAACAAACGGTAATGCCTTTAAGCTGGCTCTATATGCAGAGGGCGGCGGCGGTAAGTCTAGCACCACAGCTACTCTTGGCGCAGCAACGACAGCTTATACTACCACAGGTGAGGTAGCCAACAGTGGCTCTTACACGGCTGGTGGTGGCACTCTTACCAAAGTTGCCCCAACCACTTCTGGCACAACAGCTTTGACTGATTTTGCTGACATTAGCTTTACTACAGCTACCATCACTGCAATGGGTGCGTTGATATATAATGACACCAACAGTGACAAAGCTGTGGCTGTATTGGACTTTAGTTCTAATAAAACATCCACTTCCGGGACATTTACAGTTCAGTTCCCTACGGCAGATGCGAGTAACGCGATTATACGAATAGCCTGATGAGGTAGCTTATGTCTTTAACAGGATGGGGAAGAGGCGGCTGGGGTGAAGGCGCATGGGGACAGCCAGTCCCCGTTTCTGCAACTGGAGTTGTCGGAACTACTTCTCTAGGGTCTGTTACGGTACAGAATGTACTAGAGATTCCTGCAACTGGAGTCGCTGGTACAGGGGCGGTTGGAACTGTTAGCGTATCAGGCACAGCAGCTTTTGCTGTTACAGGTTCTGCCGCAACAAGTGCGGTAGGTAATGCGAGTGTAACGGGCGCTGCGGCTTTTGCTGTTACAGGACTAGGAACAACAGGTTCAGTAGGCACAGGAACAAGCGCACCTATTTTATCTTTAGGGTTTTCTGTAACAGGGGTTTCGGCAACAGGAGCGGTAGGAGAAGAAGTACTTTACAGGCCAATCGTTCCATCACAGACTCCAAACTGGTCTGGGGTATCTGTATCACAAACACCTAACTGGACAGACATAGCAGCGTAAGGAC